TTGATGTTCATAATACGCTTTAGCATGATTTATTAGTTCATGAGCATGTCCCATACCTTGCTGAGTAGATGAAATATCATATATGGTAGCCCAGTGAGTATTAACACCTACATGCATTACACAACTTTGATAGGATATCTCTGTCATATCCATTCCTAATATGCTTACTGGTTTAAATACTACAGCATTTGTATTTGGGACTTTAGGCCATGTAACAATAACTTCAGGTTTTTGTTTCTTCATTATTTAGTATGTTTTTCAAGCCATGATTTACGAACAAGATAAGCACTACTACCATATTCAGTAAGTAATGGTTCATCATTGATAAGTACTGAATTTCGTCTGAATCCTTCTTTGTCCATTATGAACTGGATATCCGGCCATGTTACTACTTCAAAGGTATCTTCCATAATTATAGTTCGTATTCTTTGATTAAAAACTCTGACCAGGCTATGTTCTGACTAATGATATTTGGAAAATCAGTACGTCCTGCCTTATACAGATCTGTTGAGATATTATACACATCCCATAGAGTCATATCACTATTACCACGTTTAATAACTTCTTCCAGATAGTTTTCTGTAAAGATGGATATCTGTGTTTGATTTAGTGGATAGGTCTTACCCAGGTTCGCTTCATGAGCTTTCAATGCCTTTATCTTAGTGTCTTTTACAACCCGGGTAATATTAAGCTGTCCGATAAGACGAAGTACATCCATATAACTGCAGGGAATAGTTTTCATTTGGCTGATCACTATCTGGTCATGCTTACGCTGTTCACCAAAGTTATGCATCCAGTCATCCACGATATCCATCATCTTGTCAATAGACTTAATCTTACCATCACCCCCATAGTTCGATATGGTGCGTTCTGCTGATAGTATACACTGGTTGTGGCATATCTTTACATTGGGACCGATTGCTATCTGTATACCGTCCTGATGAAAGGCAATGGCCATACCAGTATTTGTCTCATCATCTTCCATGTCGTTTATACGTATGGTAGTGAATACCCGGCGAAGAGCATAAGCCTGTAATGCTAATGGGCCATATTCCTTTTCAATAAGTGGATTAATGGTTACTCCGGAAGCATTCTTATTCTTGTTGTCGGCAGCAAAGATGGTCTGTATGTCGAAGTTCTTACCGTTCTTCTCAATTATAGAGGATATGCGGTCAATGAGGTCTGTGTGAAAGATACCGTTGAACTGTGGTGTCTGATCGGTTTTCTTTTCTTGGTATGTGAGTCGTAATTCGTCAAGGGTTAACTCCTGTACGTTATTTCCTTTGAAATCTAATGTTCTTACTTCCATAATATTTTTTATTGTTTAATCGAATAATGATAACTGTTGGTTTGAAGTAATTATAACTTCTGCTTCTAATTCTTCTTCTATTTCCTTTTCTAATTTTCTACTAGAAAAATCAAATAAAACGATCTCACACATAGGAGTTACACCTTTCCAGTCATTAAGATAAACAGAGGTATCAATACCCATATTCATTTCAAATTCTATCCCGGTCTGTTTAATGAACTTTTTTAATGCTTCAGTACTCTCTTCTTGTAATCCAGTTTTTACTCCAGAATAACGAAATGGTGTAGAATTCTGTGGCAATATGAATGTTCCGTAATTACTAATCATTGAAGCAATTTCGACGACTTTTAATTCAAAACTACTACCGGTATATTTCAGATGTTTCTTTTCATCACAGGATCCTGTTTTAATATTACCAAATGGTGGATTGGATATCGACTGATCGAAATGTCCTAAGGATAATATAAGATCCATATCAAGAACACTACCTTCAATCCATGTAGCATTTGGAAGTATCTTCTTACCTACCTCTATGTAACTTTTGTTTAGTTCCACACAGGTAAGGTCAAGTTTCTTATCGTTGAATTCATTAATACGATTCACATAATATCCAAGCATTCCAATCCCGGCACAAAGATCAATTACTTTACGAGGATAGTTTACGCATATCTGAAAATCACGAGCAAGTTGCATAGGAGTAAAGAAAGCACCTGCCTGTCCATTCATTTGTGTGGCACCCTCGTTCCAGTTTTCCAGAACAAATATCTTATCATCATAGGATAGGATATCCTTTTTAAGTAGTGTACAGGCTGCATTATGCTGTTTGACCTGTTGTTTAGATAATTTACTCATGAGAATTATTTATTACGGGCCCAATCATTGAATCCTACTTCAAAACCTATCAGATCATACCTTCTGATTAATGTACCATAAGGTCTCCGCGGTCTACGCTGTTTACCACCAATAATAAATTCTTCTTCCGGGAGTGATTTCCCAATCTCATTAAGAAATTCCTCATATTGTTTACGAGTTGTTTTTACATTCATTCTCATGATTATTTTGGATTAAATGGTTTTGGATTAACGCACATACACCGGTATCCATAAAGTCTAGTCCAGTATATCACATTACCACAAGTACATCGTTCCCCATCGAGTGGGTGTCGCTTCTTATAAGACTTTAGTTTCTGTTCTTTTGTCAGTGACATAATTCTCCATTTTAAGAATTGAATCAGCATTTTGATAACAAACCTTAGATAAATAATCTGTTGGATTTAATTTATCAGGATTAGAAGAATTATATGAATCAGAATAAATAGCTAATTGAGTTTCCCTACTTGACAATATACCTTTCATTGCCATACCAGCAAGTAATAAACGTTTAGACATGCCATGATTAAATTCATATGCAAATGCTTGCTCCTGTCCTAATTTAGGTTGATCATCTTCTTCAATAACTTTGAACCAGCTATGATAAATAGAAAATGTTGGTTCATATCCATTTAAACCATCAACTAATTCATTTATAGAATATGGTTTACCAAATAATTTGAATTCTTCAACTGTCATCTCTCCCAGAGTCTTATTCTCCAGTTCAAGGGTATCACAACTTAATACATAAATTCTTTTCATTATTTTGATGTTATTAGTTCATTAAACTTCATAGTCTTGAAATCTACAATATACCTTGCTACAGCTACATTGTCATCAGCCATCTCCCCATCCCTGTTCTTAGCAACCTCGGCAAGCATAAGGTTCTGAAGAAGTAGTTCCCTCTTTACATATATCTTGCTACCATCACTATTCACACACTGGATATCCGGAAGGACAGAATGTTTCTTTATTAAATCCTTGTGCATGCTTGGCTTATTTAGTAGTACAATAGCAGAACATATATCTGCAAACCGACTACTCCCTTTCATATGACTTAACTTAGGACGATAGGCTTCCTCTGCATTGAGTTTGCTTTCCATCTCTTTAGTCATATGGTGAAGGAAGATGATTACTACCCTATGTCCACCATTAGAGGTCTTATTCATAATCTTACGTATAGTCCCGGCAACCTTATCTTCTATGGATGTCTGATTCTGTCCTGTATTATTATAAAGATCTTCTACAAGCATGATATTATCAATTACCAGGAAACATATCTTATCCGGACGTTTCTTTACGAACCGGGAGAACCGTCTACTGATGGAACTCATTGAGTCCTGTTCATTAATAATATCAATATCATACTTGGAAAAGGCTCTCATCTCCTTTGTAATGGCTTCTTTTTGCTGAGTTGATAGTTTGTATCCTTTACTCTGCATCTGTGAATCATCAAGCCCTGTAGCAGTACTAGCGAATGCACGGATAATCTTAGTATCGGGATCTTCCATACTCCACCAACAGAATGCAACATCTTCCGGATTATTGTTCATGCAGAAACCCCTTATGAGTTTTATCAGGTAACGAGTCTTTCCCGCACTCCTTGAAGCTGCAATAGATATTATCTGGCCGGGAGATGTATACACTACATTATCAAATAAACGATCACCACACTTAACGTATGATGATTGTTTACCTGATGCATACGATTCAATCTCATTTAAGGCACGATCTATGGTCGAGTCGATATGATGTACCATTTTCTCATCAAAGCCGCTAAACATGTCCTCTAAGCGATCATACACCGCTGTATACACATCAAGTATATCCGTACTATCCTTGTATAACAGACTTACGTTCTCTGTAAAGAGTTGTATCATCTCACGCTTAATGAACATATCCAGAACAATGTATGAATGGTATTCAACACTGGTAGAAGATGTAAAGGATGAATAGATCATGGTAAGGGCATACTGTCCCCCTATCTCCTCTATCGATTCATTACGTTTACACTGATTGACAACGGATAAGACATCAAAAGGTTTCTCTTCTTGTGATAGTTCACAGATAGCCTTATAGATTAGTTCGTATTGCTTTACATAGAAGCATTCAGGACGGAGTATTCGAATAACGATATCAAAAGTATCAGATTCATTGAGTATGCAGCTAAGGATAGACTTTTCCAGTTCCGGAGCTTGTGGTGGTAGTTTACCTAACTCACTTTCTTTTGGTGATGTCTTATTATTCTTGAATGCCATAATCGTTTATGTATTATAATTTGCCTTCATCGCTAAAAGAGTAATAACTATGTTTTGTAGCAATGATATGATCGAGTAACGTAATATCAAAATAGTTACATGCATCCTTTAATTTTGTAGTAATCCTTTCATCTTCTCTTGAAGGACGCAATTCACCACTTGGGTGGTTGTGTGATACCATAATTGCTGAAGCATTACATTTAAGAGCAGTTGCTATAATCAGCTTTGGATCACATACTGTTTGTGTTGTTCCACCCTGAGAATGCTTTATCCAGCCAATAGTGTTGTTTGCCCTGTTAAGGAACAATACAATTAGACTTTCAGTAAGATCAAATACATCCTGGTCGTAGAATTTCATGAATACATCATAACCATCCTTTGAACTGGTAATTTTATATTTAAACTCCTCACTATTTTTATACTTCAGAGTTATCTCCGGGATTAATCCTTTATACGTTTGCATGATTGTACATCTCTTTAAGTTGTTGATAACGGTCTGCTACTTTCTGCCATCTGTTATCCATCTTAATCAAATCCTCAAATGAATGATCATGTATCAGTCGGTGTTCTGCCCTGGTAAGCATAATGATATTTGGTTTGAATAATCTAAAATTACCATATGCACCTTTAGTAAGTAAATGATGGTAGTTGTTGATATCAAATATCCATAATTTATCACCACTTAGTTCCGATATATGAGGCCGTTCTTCCCATAGTTCTTTGAACATAGGTAATTCACCCGTAGGAGCCTTAAATTTGGCTTTAATGGATGATCTGGAACTATGTATCGTTGTAGATGCTGCAGTGCGTAATTTGACTGCCTTATCGTCTGTACGTAGATGCTGGTGAAATTTGCAATAATGATTTGAAAATACATTGTTTGTACATTCCGGTTGATTACACTGTTTCATCGAGTAATAGATTAAGTTCTGTTTGTTTTAAAAAAATAGTTCCTTTGTTCATTTGCATATTCTTCAGGTGATTTTATGGTTTTTCAGTTCTTCAATATTATGTAATAATATACGTACTTCTCCAAATATGATCTTTTCAAATGATGTAAGATTAATATTGTGTTTTAAATTATATTCTTCTTTACTTTCAAATTCTTCATAATGAGAATATATCTTAAATATTATTTTATACATGTCAGGTGCTTTAGAAGCAATTATACAATTTGATTGAGCGATATCAGGACCTACTTCCTCAAAATCCAATAATCGTTTGCCACTATAAAAGTCTTCATCAAATAATCCCATATATCCTGCTATTTGAATGGGATACCATGGTGCTGGTGAATGAATAATTTTTTTCATTTTATTTCTTCTCTTTTTACATGAAAATTATATTTCTCATTATCATTACTATCAAGTCCATAGACATTACCTTTCTTAATAGCACTTATTACTTCTTCCAGGCTACTTATAAACCCGGAAGCAGTATCACAGATGATCTCTATTTCTATAGAGTATTTATATTTCTTCTTAACCATTATGGTTCTATAAGTTGTTTTACTGACTCCATAAATAAATCCAGTTCATGTTCTTCGGATCCGTTCTCTTCAATCTCATCCACCATAAGTTGTAACATTTCCCTTGACTCAACCATATGTTCAGGATGTAGTTTGATGAATTCCTTACGAAAATCTATTGCTCTTTTTATTGTATCCATTACTATAAATTTCTAAATGTATAAGCCTCATTGTTTTTAAACTCTTCTGACCAAATACGTGGTACCTCAAATATTAACATAGGATCTATATCTGAACGATTTATTAGGTCATCAATATAATAGCATATTTCTGTATCATCTTCATTAAAAAAATGATGAGAAAATGGTATTGAAATATTTACTGAGTGTTGACGGGATCTAATAAAATAAATACGTACTGCTACAGCACCTAGACCTTTTGCCAGTTGATATAACTCTGTTTTTTCCATGATTAAAATCCCACATAAAAGAAAGTTAGACTAATAGTACTCATAGGAAAAAGTTGTTCATAAAAATGAATATGTCCTTTCATATGTTCTTTGTATTCTACGATATCAACTACCAGTTCTACACCGGTAATGTTATAATCTAATATTGATATTATCATGACTCTTTTTCATTAAACCCATTAAGTAATTCTTGTAACTCTAAATAACCAACTCCGGTAAATGATTCACTCCAATGATAGTCAAATCTTATTTCTACTATACCTTTATGGCTAAGTCTGAAATTAAAGAATTTACTAAACCCATGGATAGATTTACGTAATAGATCTTCTACTTCTTTGAATGATTTTAAATCTTCTTCTGTCAACTTACTTTTATTTATATATTCATATCCATTATTCTGAAAAGTAAGTTCCGGATGATTCTTTTGAATATCTAATAGAAAATCATATTCATGCTGTTCAATCAATGTTATTACCATAATGATTTAGTATTTGCTTATGTTAGTAAAGTGTTTAGCCCATATACCAAGCTTATGTGCTTTTCCTTGATTATTGGTTACCATAAGATTTTCTAATACATTGCAGATATGACCTGAATACTCCTTACCCTTAGTGAATGATTCACTACCATCGGTATGAAATAAAGTCTTTTTACATTTTATTGTTGTTTTCATAACTTATATCCAATTGATTTTATATTCACGATTACACCAGTCAATAAGCATGGCTTTATCTCCTAAATACATAAGACATAGTTTGATAATATGTTTAAATGCATGTTCATAATCATTACTCTGAAATTTGATTTTAAAAGTCATACTTCCAAATGAGCCAACAAAATAAACAAAACCTTTATAGTTATATATTTTAATTTTATTTTTCAAAAACCATTCTTTATAAGTACCATGAAAATCTAATATTTTGGTTCCCATGTTCCACCAATAGATGTATATTTCTTTTTTAAAATAATCTTCTTTTTTCATATTATTAAATGGTGTTTTACAAATTAAACAATCTTCTGTTATTACATATCTCATGACTAAAAAATCGCGAGGAAATCCGTAGGCCTTGAGATCCCGACGTAGAATGCTTGTAACTTACGTTTATCTGATATAGGCTTTACGGATAGTATATCTGATAAGTCTACATAACAACCGGTAAGAGTACTTCCCTGTATCTTATAGTTCGTAACAGCATAACCATAAGATATATCCGCGAACTGATTCTTGAACTGTTGATGTTCGCCCCATTCCTTATGTTTGATGGCTTCCTTCTTTAGTTTTTCTAGATGATGTTTATACATTGGATAACCTTTCTCTGTTGGTACCTGCAGTGTGACTGTCTCATGGCTCTTAGGCTTACGATCTACTCTGGGAACAACAATCATAAAGCATTCGACAAACTCCACCATATCAGTATATATCCGTTGTATACAAAATGTCTGTCCATTATAGGCAAGTATATCTCTATCGGGTGAATACTGACTATTCATTATGATTAAGTCTCCTGGTACATATTGCTTATCTGCATCCTCTTCCCATAAGTGTTGTCGTATGGCTGTATTCAGGCTTTGTATGCGAGTATTACGATATGAGGTGATACGAACATCAATTCCTTTTTTAAAGTTGCTTATATAGCTTGGTATGACTTTATCGAACTGGGTAATAGAATAACCTTTACGAGTTGTGACATCATACTGCTGAGTAAGGTTATTTAAAAAGGATAAGTCTTTATCTCCTTTTATATGGCTTATCACTTCATCAGCCAGGATAGCAATATGATCTTCGTTATCCTGTCGCATCTTAATAGTAAGCTCATACTGGTCCTTAATGTCAAAGGTAGGACTGTCATTATCTCCACATGCACTGATAGGTGGTAACTGTGAAGAATCACCCATCCATATAATCTTAGCATTAGGATTACAACATTTACGAAGATTTTCCTGCATCTGTTTATCAAACATAGAACACTCATCTACTACGATATCAGAATAGGATTTTAATTCGCTTAGCTGATGGGATCCCGACTTCTCACTAAAGTATATATTCCCCATAGGATCATACATAAGAATAAGATTAGCAGCTGAGGCATATGTAGTAGTATTAGGTATAGACTTCATAAGGTTCAAGCGAGCCTGGTGAGTAACGCATACACCTATCACAGTAGAAGGAACATAGTATTCATCTGATTTCTGTTTCTTACGCTTAAATAGTTCCTTTATAAGAAATGATTTACCGGTACCACCTGAACCTTTAAGTACAAAGTCAGTTTTATCTTTATCTTTACGAAACTCTTTCATGAGGATAAGAGCTTCTTCCTGTTCTACATTTAAAGTAACAGAAGGATCTCGATCACATGATTTTACTTCTTTCTTTATCTTTTCCTTTTTAGGAACCGGTTGATTGAATAGATCAACCTCTTTTTTCTTTTTACTCATTCCGGTTGTACAATTAAAGGATTATACAATAGGATAGGAAGTACGGCATCATCATCTTCTGCATCAAGGTCAACAGAGAACATATCTTTGTCATCTTCTTGAACATAGAATTGCCATGAACTATCTCTTTCCAAAAACATATCTTGAACTTGTTTTGCAGCTTCTAATGGACTATCTGCATACAGTTCTATTTCCATTACTACTTTATAGATTTTCATATTCCAAATAGATAATTATCATTAGGGTTATTATTCTGTGCTGAGTAATCGGACTCAAACATATTTTGCATCATGTATTCTCCGAGTTGTCGCCTTACGTTCTCTTTTTTGATAAACTGTTTATCCTTGATATCATTGAATGGTTTGATATATGCCAGGTAGTCAGAGTAACGTTTTATAAGTAAGTCAAATGTTAGTACTTCTTTGGTAGGAGTCATACGTCCAAGCTTATCTTTTAGTATGCTATAGAATATCTCCGGATTACCAATAGGTGATAATGAAAATAATTTTTCAAGGAACTCATCATATGAAGGAAAGATGGATTCGTTATCCACCTCTCCTGAATTGTTTACATCGTCAGACATACACGATCTTCCTTATGGATGTACAATAGTTCCAAAAGATAATTGAGCTTCTTAGGGAGCTTTAAAAGAGTCCTCATGTTATAGATGATGTTTATCTCTTGGTCGATAAACTCAATAGATTCATCATTCTTCCATACACAGAACAGTCTATCAAATTCATCCTTTTGAATGTAAGCAACATTATGTTCTTCATTCTCGAATAGAGCGGACTGTTTAGCAACATTGAAACGAAAGATATAACCCATATAATTGGCAAGGAAATTAAGTTTACTTAGATCTGATGAAGTAAGAGATGGTTTTACTAATTGATATTTCATTTTTCTTTATGATTATGAAAATTAAGTTACTTTTGTCGTAACAATAGACTTATGCTATGCTACTGACATCAAAAGAGATTAGTGAGAGGATCCATCAGAAGATGGCAGAGAAATATCCGTTACAGTTCAAGAACGTCAAAAGACTTGACATTCAACGTGTACTTGACTACTACGGATTTGTAATGTATAGAATACTCATACGAGGCGGCTATCTTACTCTTTCAACTTATGTGAATCATAAGACAGACCGCTGCATACGAATACTTCCTAATGAAAGGAATGTGGTGTACAAACAATATGGCGATAAGAATAAACAAAGGAATGCCATTATACAGTACAACCGAAAGAAACGTGCCGATCTTTAATTAACCTTAGTACAATATACCAAGTTCTTATCTACTGTTTCAATAGCAGGTGCCGGTGCAACAACGATCTCTTTAATCTTATAAGGCACTACCTTACTCATATCTTTTGGTCCAATAGAATCCACTTGTAATACCTTACCGGCATATGATGGTGTTGTAAAGGCATCACCTACTTTAAGGTCTTCATTGGTATCAAAGGAATAAGTCTTCATACCTTTAGCTTCATTGATAGGTAATACAACGGCTGTAAAAATCATTAATACTGTTTTCATATTTTTGTTTATTGAGAATAAATAAAAAAACATCCGATACACACTAATAGGTACCGGATGCTTGTGGCTTAAACGAAAGTATATTTTATGTCAATTGACAAAAGTAACGTGCTACATTTCTGTAATTGTCTCCAACCATGGCCTTATTGTTTTCCGGATCTAATATTATTTTATAATAATGATAAGACCACCCAACATCCCGCTGAGTATAACCGGCAAGGTACGCTTTAAATGTTTGGTTGCACATAGCATATGTGACTGACTGATTTGTTTGGCTATGGATAGCCCCAGGAGAAATGAAAGTATATATTATAGCAGTAGCTTGTACCTGATTCCCTACATCGAGCAGTTGCGTGAACACACACGAGGATTTATGAACAGAGGAAGAAGCATTGCTGTATGATGTCATGGCCAGCATGGCAATCAATGAAAACAAGAAAGCAAATAATCTTTTCATTCGATTTATATTTTAAGAAGTTTAGAGAAGTGAAAATAAATATACACTGATTTCTGACTCAGCTAGGACTTGTATCTTACTACCATACTTACTTGGTTCCTGTTGAATTAATGACTGACTTAACCAGTCTTTCGAGGGTATCGCGGTAAATATGACAAATAATACAATAGCCGTAATCACAGAATATAGGTTTTCGTCACTTATAGTGAACGTCTGTCCAGTGATGGGATGTATTATATTTTTTATCATTGTGCAAATATATTAATAATAATTTAAAAGTCGTGGTTGTTTGGATTATTCCATTCAAGTTTCATCTTTATGCATTCGTCAATTATAGTCGGATGCCATAAACCTTCTTTTGCATGAGGATTGTCAACAGCCGGGCAATAATTATCCCTGGCCCATTGACGAAACTCTTTTTCTTCTTCAGATGAAAGTGTTTTAAAATTTTCTGGTTGAAATATGAACATACTAATTTGTTTTAGGTAAATACCAAAGTTTATCTTGATAAATAGCATGACCTGAAGCTGTGAAACCCATAAACTCACTCTCAACAATGATACCTTCGTTTAATTCAAAAGTGTGTTGTTCATAACGAATTGAGAATTCATCTGATAAACTACCATTGGATTGTTCAATAGAAAAATACAATGTCTGAACCTTATCATTAAACAAACAAATCAAATGAAATAGACTGGTTACTTTAATCTTATTCATTTTCTTTTCTTGTTTTTAAACTGTTTCTTAGGCATTACTTTACGATCCCAGGGTTTAGGTTCTTTAGGTAACACATAATCAGCATCAATCTTATTCACATATATATCTCTGATAGGAATTATTGATTCGATATCATTAGACATTTTATTAATGCCCGGAACATGTGTACCATCACCAAAACCAATAGCTTCTTTAATACCATTACGTAATGCTTCACTGACAATAATTGGATGACCATTGGCATCATTAAGTATTGGATCATCTATACCAACAATAACCATGTTTACACCTTCACTACGAGCTTTTCTAATCATATTGGCTAAATTATCTCTATCTAATTCACGAGTCGCTCTAAGACCAAGACAAGAGCTTCCATGCCCAATTATACCAATATGTTTTGGTTCTTTAATAGATAGATCTGGTTGAATATTAGAATATGGTGGTTTTACAAATCTTGGATCCCAATTATCAGATAAAATAATATCTATTGGCACTCCATATGGATGTGGACTTACAAAATGAATTGATGGTGGTATCTGTTTTCCATCTCCTATTTCTAGATTATCATGTATATTATTTTCAGATAATGAAGTACGCCATTTGTTTACAAATTGATCATACCAATAATCACGTGCTTGATCAGATAATGCACCAAAGACAAATCCTTCTTCAAAGATTGGTTGATCATCTGAATTATAATTAGCAGCTTGTTGGGCCGCTAATTGTATTGCTTTTTTTAAGTCCATGACTAAATAAGGTTTAATGCTTCTTGTAAGCCTGTTTCTAATGCTAATTCATAAGTATCAAAGTAACCATACATATCACTAAATTGCATAGTCTTATTTTTAAATGATATTTCAAAGAAACATCTTTTAATTTCAGCACTACCCGTATATGTAGGTAAAGCAGTAACATAAATATGATGAATTTCACGTAACCACTTTTGTAGTAATGATTGAGTAGGTGCAGATATTATATTTTCTTTAATAAAAAACTTATGATTCGGTTGATTATAATCACAATGTCCATCATTTACATTAAGAGTTTTATTATGAAACATAGAATAACATTTCCAATTAAAACCTTTTTCTTTAGCTAATACAGCTGTATCATAATTTATTAATAAATCTTCCATAATATTATTGTTGTGGATACTCATATGACTCAGGCATATTTTCTTCTGGTTCTGATTCTTCATCTTTAAACATATCAGTAAAGCAAGTATCACATATACCTGATATAATTAATTCACGTTCACCGGCAGATAGATAGGGAAAACAATTTTGAATAAGTTTTCCACTATTGCAATAGTCTGTATAATCTTCTGTCTTAACTTTTAATGCATATGATTTTTTACACATTCTGCAGGTATAGTTAAGTATTGTCAGATTACCAAACTTAGCTTCATAAGCATCCATGACATTATCGTTTGATAAGTTCTAACTTACTCAAGAAAGGAAAATTACGAACAGCTTTTACTTTACGTTCCGGACGTGTATTAAGTATGCGTAGGTCATCAAGCTTTATACTTGTTTCAAGAGCATTAGAAGCACTTGATTTAATAACTTCACAAACTACCACACGCATATACTTCGGTTCAATCACGGCCACCGTAGCAAGCACAGTACACCCATAATCAATATGTCCAACCTCTTTGGGTATGGTTAGCTTACAAATGATACCATCACACCGTCCAATAGGGAACGAACCCATACGTGGAGCAAAGACATCTACATTGATGTACTGCCCGATAATAAATACTTTCTTACTCATAATATTTCTACTTATTACTTCAGTTGTTTAAATATAACTCCTTTTTTATCTCTTCTTTGTGCTCCGCTACACTTGCCAAACACTTTACGATCTATTCCATTCATAGAACATAGTGTTCCATCGAAATGACAATCGACACATCCATTATGTTCTTTAGCAACGATTAATCGAATACCTTCATGATTTCTTACCTTACCAATAGACAACGTATGTTCTTTCCTTGGTGGATTGATAAATCTGATTATCTGAAAGGCTACAAATGCTACAAGTATTACAATAAGAATGATAACAGCTAATACATTCATAATATCTCTTTTTAGTATTGATTAATAACGATAGTTAGCAAATGCCTTATCAGTACATGGTACTAATAGACGGATATACTCTTTGTTCATGACTTTGTCACCTTGTTCAAGAACATATTCAAGTCCTTTACATTTCCAATGAATATATATAGCCCAGTCATTGATACCACCACGTTTAGCAACCCATAGAAGCTCTTTGTTATGATACTTAGGTGCTGACTCTAGATATATTGCTTTAGGAGCATTAAGAGCTACACCGGTGAACATGACAGTACCTGGATCAAATTGATCTAACATCTCTATTGTAAGAATAGGTTGTTCCATTATCGTGCAGAGTCTTTAAGAAAGGTAAATGATCTAATACCATACTCACTAAGTAATCCTTTAGGATCATAGTAGTTCTTACGATAGGTTCGTTCAGCATCATACTCATCAGCAGCCTGTACATAGAACACTGATAGAACACTGTCATGATCACCATACTCGGTAATAACATAACATTTCATTTCGATAGGTTTAATAGCTCTAGAGCCACTACGAGAGGTACATGAGGCCATGATTATGACAGCCATCATACAGAGATAGATTACTTTTTTCATTTCTAAATGATTTGTTGATTATTTAATTGAGAATAATATTAGTCTTTAGTATATGTTACTACACCACACGCACCGGCACGTTTACCATTATAGATAAACCCAATGAATCCTTTCTTGAAATACAAGTTCTTGCATTGTCTCCATTCCCGGATAAGAACATTGTTGTTACCATACAAACGCACTGTGTACGTTGTATTGGCTCTTGTAGGAGCATCATAAATACCACAATAGGTATTATTACCAATAGAAGGAGAACATGCAACCATAGTGGTTACAATAGCAATTAATAGAAATAATTTTTTCATTGTAAATATATTTAAATTGTTTAATTTAATAGGATGAGAGAAGGGATCTTACGGTGCTATACTTACAACAGTCCGTCAGCTTTCACGTCCACGTTAGTAATGAGCTGTCACAGAAATTCTTCTCTCAAGTGGAGATAACAGGAGTCGAACCTGTGACCTTCTCATGTTGTCTAAGTTTTGCTAGATGCTACATGAAACGCTCTACCAACTGAGCTATATCCCCCTTGAACACGTATATTGAATACCTAACACTTACACAATGCCCTACTATTTCCCAACACTATGACAAACTAAAGTATGTCACTTATTAAAAAAGCATTTGCAGTTATCCAATCCATTCTATACGTGTTTATTTATTATTTTGTTGTTATAATAATAGGTTTAATAATACTGATATCACCTTGTTCCAGACTCTTAACGAATCTATCTATTGGCCATACTTCAGTAACCTTTAGCATCCTTACCTTGATAGTACAAGCACTATTATCCAATGCTAACACCTGTAGCTTCGCACGCTGGTCCTTAACAGACAATTTATCACCAACTGATACAACTACCTTATAATGTTTGATAGTCTCTGTAATAGCCGGAAAACAAGACTGAGCAATAATAGCACGTTTAGCACTTGATAAAGAACTTCTCTTTATATAAATATCAGGAAAGGCATCAGCAAAGTAAGCAGTGCTTAATTCATTATCATTCTGTAAGTAATCATATCCTGTCTTAGCATAGTATCTGCCTTCTCCGGCAACAGGTCTTTCATGTCTTTGCTTATGTAATGCATTTACATTCTTTTGAACAAACTTTCTAAATTCAGGATCCTGGCATATCTCAATGATAGTACGAAATGACTTACTAATAATAGTAATGGATGTAACGATTTCTTTTTCCATGATATTATTTATTTGATTTCTTTTTATCATATGATTTAGCCCAATCAGTGAGTGTCATATATAATCCTAATGAATAGATTATTGATGAAGCGCCTACTACAATAATGAACAGAACACCTACTATAGTATTCTCACTAATAAACTCCAGGAAATTACTTCCCACCAATAATGTTGATACTTGTACCACTAACGCTATAGCAGCAATAATAAATACATTACACAATAAGAACACAGGTATCTTAACCCATGATCGTCTAACAAATGATTCAATTTTCATATCTAAATGATTTTATAAGTAAATAATAAGAGTTCACAATAGCAATGTCACCTCATAGCAAGCCCATAGAGCGACAATAACAACACTACTGACACATTCATTCATATCAATAGTGCAAATGTATTAAAACAGATGATAACATACAACATAGCAACCACAACAGTCTTTAAGCGATCTATTACACACCAGATATCAGTTATAGATATAGTTAGAAGAATAGAGTACTAAATAGTAACTGTAGGTTATGGTGTCTCAGGTTGCACTGTTAGTACTCATGAAACCTATTGTACAAGCCACTATCAGGATAATAATGACACATAAAATAATGAGTTTAATGGCCTCATATTTGGTAAATAAAGGTGTTGATTTGTTCATAATAATGTATTATATTTGCACAATAAAATGGTTCAAACAAG